TGTCTGATCATATTTGGAATGGTGATACTAGAACCGGATATTCACAGTTATTAGTGAGTAGAAAATTTTCTAAAGTTCCTAATACGTTTTTAATTAAAAGTCAGTTAATGACAGGAGCATAAAATAAGTTTTTTAATTTATATTCTTTAATTTACAATTGTTCCCATGCCATCTTGAATAATTTCTAGGATCAAATTCTTTTTTACAAAAGATACATTGTTTTTTATTTCTTTTAATTTCTTTACTATTTCTTATATGAATATTGTTTTCTTTAAGAATTGATATTATTTTACTTATTGATATATTAAATATATTACTTATTTCGTAGGGAAATTTTTCTTCTTCCTGGTATAATTTAATAATTTGATTTTGAATTTCTAGAGAAATTGATTTATAAGAAGGGGAATTTTTTCCAGACATTTTTTTAGATCTTTCTTTTTTTATTTCTAATGCTTTTTCTTCACCAACTATTTCTTCTAATTTTTTATTTTTTAAAGGACTAATAAAACCTGTATTAATTTTTATTTCCCAAGATTTTTTCACTTTATCACGTGTCTTTTTTAATTTATATTTTCCAGTTTCATGTAATTTAATTATTGAATTAGATATTTTTTGTATGGTGCTATTACTATGATTTTTATTGTAATTTGGATGATTTTCTTTTTTATAATTTTTTATTAAAGTTTCAGAAATTTTCTTTTTTGTCTCTATACTTGAATTTATTAAACCTTCTCCCCCGTCAGTTAGATTTGTTAAAGGACCTAAACTTAAATCTTTTCGTTTAATACAAGATATATAAAATTTTTCATAATCAAGTGCTTCTTTTTCAGTTAAATTTTCTTTTAAATAAACATATTTAAATTCTAGATTTTCTTTTATTATACATCTAATTAAATTTAATTTAGGGCTATTTTTATTATTTTTTTTAGCTTCGATTAAATGATTTTCAGGTCTTTTCTCATTAGTAGCTCCGCCCTTTCCAATATAATAAGGTTCATAATCAAATTCTAGTTTTTGATCATCTTTTTCATAAATAAATTTTCCAGGTTTTCGAGTATCTAGAAGAACATAGACATAAAAAATTGGTTCTAATGATAACTTTCTTTCCATTGATTTCTCCAAAATATTGAATTTTTAGCTTTTGTAAAGTCTCGCTAAAGACTTATATATTTTTTATTAACTATTAAATATATAGTAGTAAGATTAAAAAAGTAATAAAAATTTGGAGAAATTTTTAAAATTGGTTAGCGCCAATCTGTCCTTTTTTAAACTATATAAATATAGTAGAGGTTTAAATGAATGATTATTTAAATGAAATAAGAGTTGCAAAAGTTATTGACAATAAAGATCCTGATTGTACAGGAAAATTAAAGCTACGAATTATGCCCGAATTTAATGGAATAGACATAAGTTTGTTGCCTTGGTGCAGGCCTTTTATATTACATGGCAATGGAAATCCAAATGCAGGAAGTCATAATATTCCCTCTAATGATGAAATGATAAAATGTATAATACGTGATAAATTTTGGAAAAATATTGAATGGTTAAATGGTGATTTTGTTGATGGTTTTTACCCATATTCTAAAATTGATTTTTCAAAAATTTCAGAGTTAACTTCTCAAATATATCCCAATCCTAATTTAGAGCTATTTTCTGATGGATCTTTTACATTTAGAAATATTAATACTGGAGAAAGTGGAATTTATAACAGCAATGGTTCATATATTATTTTTGATTCTACAGGAAAAATTATAGAAAAGAGTAATCTTGGCATATCTTTGGATGGAGATACTTCTGGAAAAATTAAGATTAAAAATTCAACTGCTACTTTACATACAATTTTAAAAGATACCATTTCTATAGTAAAAAATATAATAACACCATTGAATTTAGTTGATTCACTTAAAGCTCCAGTTGTATATAGTCAAGTAACTGCTGACTTACCTAAAATAACAATTGCATTAACTCAAATTGATCAATTAATGGAGGATTAGTAAATAAATTATGGCTTTAGACTATGGAACTAAACCAACTAGTTATTCTGATACACTTACAGGATTGTCCTTAACAATATATACTAATAGAATTAATGAAGGAATATACTCAGCAACTGCAATAAGTACTACAGTTGGATCTCTAACTTTCACAGAAACAACTTCTCAATATCAAACAAGATTGTTAAATCAAAAGTTATTAAGTTGGATCGATGCAAAATCAATTATTGATGAGTTTAAAACTAATGGTGAATTAATATATGGAACTGGAGCATTAACTGCAGGAGCAACTGTTGTAACAACAGTAACTCCTAGTATGGGAACGATATTCTAGTTTTTAACTATATATGTATAATACATTGCATAATAAGGACTACAATGAAAAATTTAACAATTTATGATACATACTTGTTTGGTGGTACAAATAATAATGGGGAAATAAAACAACTTTGGGGAAATGAAGCACTAACTAATGCCATAAAATTATGGTTATCTTTATACCAAGGGGAAATTTTAAGGGATCCTTTAAAAGGTGGTTATTTAATTAATCTTTTATCCAAACCAATGTCTGAAAGTCAATCTGTAAAAATAAAAAAAGATATAGAAAGAGGACTAATAAATGAATTTTCTCCGGTATTAAAAAACATAAAAGTTTCGGTAACTCCTAATTATGATAAAAGATTTTGGTCAATAACTATTGAAGCTTTCTCTACTGATATTAAAGATTCTATAGATATTACTGTACAAGTAAAAAATGCAATTTAGATAAAATTAAATTAAAACCAAATTAAAAGAAGGTAAATAGATGTCTGTTTTATGGGATGTTGATAGCATAAAAAATAGAATAGTTGCAAGATTGCAGTCTAAAGTTTCTTGGGCTAATATCTTGTATTATTCAGCAAATATGCGATTAATTTCTGCTATATCAGAAGAAATAGCAGATTTAGCAAATTATGATGAATATTTAACTCGTGAAACTACTTGGTCTTTAGCGAGAAATAGAAGTTCTCTTTTAGCTATGGAAGCAATCCATAAATATGCAGCTCATAGAAAAATAGGGGCTTTTGGCACAGTTAGAGTAGGAGTTTCTACTGCTATTACTTCAAGTACTTGGTTAGCAACAACAAATTATACAACTGGACAAATTATTTATTATAATGATATCTTATATACAGCTCTGCAAAATAGTATTAACCAACAACCAGATATTGCCACCACTTATTGGGTACTAACAAATATTGCTCCTACAGTTAATGTTGATATTCCAAAATGGACAGTATTTTCTGATTCAACAGGAACTTATAAGTTTACGTCATATATAACAGAAAATTTAACTACGAGTGACAATTTTATCGACATAGATGTAGTTGAGGGTTTACCAAAATCAGTTACATATACAGCTTCTGGGATTGATAATGAAGAATTTATATTGGATGAATCAGACATAGAAAATTCTAGATTTGAATTATATGTTAATAATGTATTATGGACTAATGTTACTAGTCTTTTAGAGCAAGCTTCTACAACTTTAGCTTATGAAATAGAAAATAAATTAGATTTTACAGGAATTTATATAAAGTTTGGTAATGATATTTATGGAAAAAAACTATCAACCGGAGATATAGTTAAATTTTATTATGTCTCAACAAGCGGAATTTTAGGAAATGTTGAGTCTTCAAACGTGATTAATACCATTGATTCTTCATTATATGATGTTAATAATACAAAAGTAACTGCTTATTGCACAAATACAGATAGTCTTCAAGGTGGAAAAGATGAAGAAGACATAGAGCAAGTTAGATTAAATGCTCCTAAAATATTTCAAACAGGTGATAGGGCATCCTCTTACACTGATTACCCTGCTATTATTAATACTTTTTCTTTTGTAAAAAAATCTTCGGTTTGGGGAGCATACGAATATAATATTGATAGAAATCAATCTCCTTGGACATTTATTGCCGCAGAAGAAAATGTAGTTCATGTTGCGGGGATAAATCAAAGTGACTCAAATTTTGATACTACACAAAAATTATCTATATCTTCTGGAATTAATTCTTATAAAGCTCCTACTGATATCTTACAATTTGAGACAGTAAAATTTTTAAATTTAGCTTTTAGAACAACTGCATATATATCAAACAGATCTTATACCTTGTCAACAGTGGCTAATTCAATTAGAGCTATCTTAGCAAGTACCTATAGTGTTGATAATTTAGACTTTTATCAAAGTATCTATTTTTCTGATTATCAAACTTTAATTGATTCAGTAGCAGGAGTAGATCATCATACGACTTATGTTGAAATTTATTATGATTATTCTTTCCAAGCTGCTTATGTTTGTAGTTTAAATTTACCATCATACCCCATTCATACTAGTACTATTTATCTTTATGTTCAAGATACTACAGGTGGACAAACTACCTGGACTTTAATAGGTGTCGATAATGGTTCTAGTGGATTTACTGCAGAAACAGGATATGATTTAACAGGAAGTCAAATTAACTATTCGACTGGATATGCTTTAATTTCAGTGAATTCAGGTTTATCACAACCATACACAAATTATACTTTTAGAGTTTTTTATCAAGAATCAACAAATGACTTAGTATTGAATACTAGAGCAGATATATTTAAATTTTCTTCTAGTGAAAGTACAATTACTACTCAATATATATGATATGATATGATATAGAGATAGAGATAGAAATAAATTTAAAAAAAAATAAAAGGATTCAGATGTCAACTAATATAGATGTTGGAAAATTATTACCTAAGGTTATGCAAACAGATTTTTGGGAAGACTTATGCGACAGTATATCAGATGAATTAGAGCTCCTAAAAACAGAAATATCTAATAAAATTGATTTATACTATGTTAGAGATATAACGGACGAAAGTCAACTATTTGAAATTGCAACAACTTTTGGTTATTCTCCTGACAGAAGTTTAGATGACTCTCTTGCTTATTTTAAACAAGAAATAAATTCAATATCTTTTAGAATAAAAAAGAAAACATCTTATCAAAGTTATGATTATATTTTTAGTTCCATTCCTATAATAGGATATGTATATAATTTATTTTGGGATGGCTTAAATCTTATTAAAGCAGTAGACAGTACTACCACTGAAACATATATAACCACACAGGATTATTCTTTACCTTTTACGCATGTTATTCCAGAATATTATTATACTTCATTATTAAATGAAGCACCTACTTTAGATTCTGGACAAAATTTAGATGAAAATTGGACATTAGATATAAACATTCAAAAGATATCAACTCATCATATTGCGATTGAAGTGGTGCCTGTTACACTCATAACTTATTTATCTCAAGAATATTTATTAACTTTGGATTATTTAAATTTTTTACTTAAAGCAGCAAATTATACTAGAAAAGCTACTGAAGTACCTCATGTTGGAGTTCAATTATCACTAATAACCGATCAATCTAGATACTATGATAATCTATCCTTATCTACTTATACGGTTCCTAGTTTAAAAGCTAATTTTGCTGTTACACAAAATTTCGCTATAGATTCAAAATTTTTTATGTTTTATAAGTTATGTGCTGGAATTGGGCAACAACCTATGTTTAGTAGATTGAGTCCACCTCCAGGAAACATATCAAGTCTATCAAATGAGATATATTGTAAAACATTATCCGATGGTGAAAGTACTGATCTAGATAATTGGTGGTTAATAAATTCTTACATTCCATCAGGAACAATTTTAAATTATATTTTTGCAACAGGAGATGGATCAACTTCTAGTTTATCAGGAAATTTTTCTTATACCAATATAATACCACTAACAATTACTCTTGACTATGAATCTTCATCTGTTTCATATTCAATTGATGATGATGGTGTAGGAAATTTATCCTCAAGTACATTTACCGGAACTATAAATTATTCTACCGGAGTTTACATTTTTAATTTTTATAAAGATTATGATATTACTGATGAAATTATAAGTTCAGGATCTGTAAGTACTTTAAATACTAATACAGCAAATCAAAATTTATTAGTTGAAACTTTTACAGTTACATACTTTATATCAAGTACTCAATATACTGCTACTACTGATATTTATGGAACTATCTCGGGAACAGGTATATCTTCAGGTTATATAACTGCTACAGGATTAATATCTATTACTTTTACTACAGTTATTGATGCTAGTAATGTGACCGCCAATTATACTTATCGGCAATATTCTATACCGGATTCTGGAACTTCTATATATATATCTTATAGGACAGAAGAACAAGTTTCAATAACAGAAATAGGGATAAAAAATTATTCTGGACAATTAATAGCTTATGCTACTGTTCCTCCAATATATGCGCCTAATTCAATTTTCCATCTAGGACTTGAATTTTTTATACAAAAATAAATTTTTTAACTATATATTTATATAATGTCTTTTTTTGGAGAAAAATTTGGGAATTATTAATTACGGAACTCAAACTCAAGTATTTGATTATAAACAACCTGCCACAGGACAAGGATTTAGCAAACTTAATTATAAAACTTTGCCTTCAGGAATTTATGAAGGTTTTACTCTAACTAAAGTTGATAATGTTACTGTAACTATATCCACAGGAGTTTGTATTATAGATGATCCCTCTACTTCAACAAGAATAAAAATATCTACTTCAGCAACTCAAAATATTGCTATTTCTCCTTCAACTCCATATATCATTTTAAGATATGCTTGGGTTAATATAGAAAATAATTATATGGATATGATGGCAGTAGCGTATGGTAGTTTACAGGCTGGTGATTTAATTATAGGAAGAGGTATATATTCAGGGTCAACTTTAGCTAATACATTTGATTATTCCTTAAAATCAATTGCTTCTCTACAAGTTATTGAAAACAATAAAAATTCATTTAGAGTAATTCCAACTGAACCTATATCAAAAACAGTAACTGTTGAAGATGGGACATGTATAATAAATGGAGTTTATATAGATCATTCGTCCGCAGTTAGTGGTACAATTTCAGATACAACTTTAGGAAGATATGACATCATTTATCTTGATGACACTGGTTCAATTCAAGTTCTTCAAGGCACAGATGCATCAAGTCCTACGGCTCCTGATTATCCTGTTCAAGGATTAGTTGTTGCTGAGATTCATAGGGGGGCCTCTAGGACAGATGTTAATGGTACTGATATAGTTCAGATAAAGCCAGATCGTAATAATCCAAATGTTGCTTCAGTTGATGTTCAAAATTCTACAACTGCGTATAATTCTATAATAAAAAATGGAAATTATAGGGTTAGATCCGCAACTAATTCACCAAATGGAACTAATGATCCTTTTTTTCTAGTTGTTAAAAATTATAATAATGGTCAAACTGTTTTTCAGGAAGCTTCAAAAATTGGAATAAACTATGCCAATGGTTTAATTCCCTTTTTTAGACCAACAGCCGTTGGAGCTCCCGCTAGCCCTGGAATTGGACAAACTGGAACAGGTATAACAGGAACATTTTTTTATGTAGTATGTGCAAGGACTAATTCTGGAATATCAACTCCATGTGCTGAACAAACTATTACTGTAACAAATAAAACAGTCCAGGTTACTTGGTCAGCATTAACAACCTATGATTCAGTTATTGGCTATAGAGTATTTAAGGGTACAGTCTCAGGAACTTATACTCAATACCAAGATGTTACTGGCGTAGGTACAGGAACAGTCACCTTTAATGACGCTGGAGCTGGATGGAGTTCTACTCCTCCTGATCCCCCTACAACTGATGGAACAGGAGATACCACTTATGTATTAAGACAAACAGATAAAATAACTATTAATGTAACATTATTAGATGCATCGATAGTAACATTAGCTTATACTAAAGCTGATGCCGATGCAGTTTATACCGCATCACAATTTAAGTCCTTAATGGACACTCAATTTTCTTCCATCCTCCCTTATATAGAGTTTAATGTTGACACAGGCTTTACAACAAAAGTTAGATTAAAACAGAATTTTTCTAATACATATCAGATAGTATCTATAGAATTTATAATGGCTAGTTTAGGTGTTTCAAATCTAGTAGATGAAACTTATTCTTTATCTGAGACCGCTAGCTTAACTGAATATTATAGGGTGAGAGGACAAGACTTAGTTTGGTCTTCTTGGAGAAGCAGATACTCTAATAATTTTGAGTTTTTAAATTCTTATTTTATTGGGAATAAAAATTCTACAGCTGCTATAACTTATAATGCTAACTTAACAATGAACACGGTTACATTAACTACTACGGATGATAATTATACTACTATGGTTATAACATATGCTTATAATTCAGATCTAACCACAAATTATGTTGATATGGCTTTTTATATGAATAATAGTCTATTAGAGACTTATAGACAAACTTATACTTATAGTGCTACTACAAAAAATATAACAAATATTACGTGTGTAAAACAATAAAATAAGTTATAAATTATAAATTATAATTAAGAGGAAATAAATGTTTTCATTAGCTGGATTTCTACAACAAATTAATTTAAAATATCAAGAAAAATTATTATTTTTTGCAAATAGTTCTGCTTATACAGATCTAGTTACAAAAGCAACAGGAGCTATGAGTGCCCCTTATGCATGGACACCTCCAGTTAATATAGCTTTTAAAGGATTTAGATTTGTACTTGTTGGTGGCGGTGGCGGCGGCGGCGGCGGGGCCGGGGGAACTTTTTCTGGCGGAAATGGTGGGAATGGAGGAAATACTATTCTATTAGATAATCAATCCTCAATTTCTTTCACTGCTTATGGCGGAGTAGGAGGAATCGGAGGAAATGTAAGTGCAAATACTGGTGGAAAGGGTGGTGGTTCTTTAAATCCCTTTAAAACTTTTACTGGTGGAGTTGGTGGAAATAATGCAGTTGGAACAAATGGATTTATATATACTTCATCCAATAGCTCTGGTTCCTTAGCAAAATTTTTCTCATTTACTCTTATTACAGGTGGTGGTGGTGGTGGGTCTACAACAAGTGCACAACCTACTAGCGATGGGGGCTATGGTGGATGTTATACAGATAACTTAAATTTAATGGGTTATGGGATTAAAGGAACAGGTAACGCAAACGGAGGTGTCATGCATACCGGAGGAGCCGGGGGCGGAGGCGGAGGTCTTTTTGGTGGGAATGGTGGAAATGGAGGGACTGCTGGAAATAACATTGGCGGAAATGGTGGATATTATGGTTCTGGGGGAGGGGGTGGAGGAGCTTCCAGGGCTACTAGTGGAGCAATTTCTCCTGGTGGTGGTGGCGGTGGCGGCGGGGAATGGATTGAATTTTTTCAATATAATTTATCAGCTACTAGTTATAATCTAACAGTAGGAGCTGCTGGAACTGCTGGAACGAACACAGGAGAAGGAAATGCTGGAGGAAATGGTTCTTCTGGGATGATAATGATCTTCGGTAATATATAAAATATATAAATATATAACTATATAATAAAAAACAATTAGATGAATAATAAAAATAGGGAGAGAAAAAGAATATGAAAAAAGTAGTATGGACTTTAAATATTAATAATTATGAACCGGAAATTACTAGATTAACTTATCCTTTATTAGAGAGATATGCAAAAAAAATTGGGGCTGAATTTAAAATAATTACAGAAAGAAAATTTCCAGAATATTCAGTAACATATGAAAAGCTTCAGATATATGAACTTGGAAAAGAGAATGACTGGAATATATTTATTGACAGTGACACTTTTGTTAATCCAGATTTTTTTGATTTAACAGCAATTATACCAAAAAATTATGTATTATTTACAGATAAAGATTTTTCCCCGGTTAGATTTAAACCTGACCAGTATTTTATTGAGGATGGAAGATTTATTGGAGCTTGTAATTGGTTCTCTATTTCTTCAAATGAAACTCATAATTTATGGAAACCAGTAGATGATCTTTCTGTAGAAGAGATAAATAATAATATTTTTCCAACAGTTAGAGAAAGAAAAATGATTCATTTAGAATCTGAACATTTACAGGATGATTATATTCTTTCGAGAAATATTTCAAAATATAAATTAAATCATATTACATATCGAGAATTAATTAATAGTGGTCGAATATGGGGAAATATGGAACTTCTTTTTCATAATTATGAACTTTCTCCAAGAGATAAATATAATAGAATTGAAGAATTATATAAATTGACTGTATAATTTTTTATTTTATTTTTAAGAGGTTTAATTTTTTAATGATAACATATATTTATATTATAGACAAAAATTTAAAAAAAATTATATTTAAGATATCATTTAATAAAGATAATATAAGTAAATTTGATATTAATAAAATATTTCCTCCCTTTCAGGCTAAATCTCAATCCTATTTATTTTCTGATAAAAATATAAGTGATTTTGAAAGATATAAAGTTAATGCCTCTGATGAACTTGAATTAAAATCCGACTTAGATTTAATTAACGAAGGTTTAATTTCTTTACCTATAAATAAAAAAATAGTCAATAATCAGCTTGTTGATAAAAGTGACATAGAGATGTACTTAGAAGGCACTAAACAAATTCCTATATCTAAAAAAATTGAAAATAATGAGCTTGTTGATAAGTCCCCCAAAGAGCAATATGATGAAGGACTTATTTCTCTGAATGATTATAGGATAATAAAATTTAAAAAATTAAGAGATGTTAGAGATTATATACTAAATAATACTATGTGGATAGCTCAAAGACATAGCTTAGAAAAGCAGGGGATGGAATTAGGATACTTGGTAACTACTACTTTATCAAGTGGAGAATATCTATCTTGGCTTCAATATTGGGAAACTTTAAGAAATTTACCACAAAATATAAATATAGACCTCTATAATTTAGAAGATTTTTTTGTAGTTAACACAGAGATATTTGGTGAGTTTCCTACTCAAAATGAACTAACTCCAATTCCATTTTAATGGAATGGAAAAAAATAATTATTTATGAAAATATTAATTTTAGGAAATGCAAAGAATAGACTTGAAAAAAAAGATGAGATTAAAGCTTGGAAGGAAGAGATTTGGGTTTGTAATAAGGCATATAATGAAACTATTTTATATAAAAATATATCTTTAGTTGCTTCTGTACACCAAGAAGATGCCTTAAATGCACTAGAATATAAAATAAAGAATAACTTGTCTTATGATATAATGTCTAATCAAGTTTGGAAACAAGGAATTAAGTGCTTTAAACAATATAGAGGCTGGAGCACAGGAACAGAGTTGATTCATGAGGCTATACTAAAAAATGATTATGAGGAGATTTGGTTAAGCGGGTTTTCTTTCATAAGCTATGATACAGGTGACATATACAACGAGGGAGTTACCTATTGCAATAATTTTATAAATCAATTTAATCAAATTAAAGATGAATTTCCAAGTCAAAAAATTATTTTTTTATGACTTTTTATTTTTCTTACAAATTGGCTTTTTTGTATTAACCAAATATTTGCACTTTGATTTTATAATTTTAATCCCACCAGTCCGTCCAATATCTTAAATAATTTCTTGGGTCCATTATTCCATTTTTCTCGTTTTCTTGAGCTTCTTCATAATTAACGACCGTCCGAAACCAGCGCACAACAGTGCGTAAACAAAACCGAGTAGAAAAAACTCGCTAACTCGCTCGTGAGTTCGGCGGCTTCGTCTACGCATTCAAGTTGTACGCCATTATTGCGGCGGCTTTTTAATAAACTCTTCAACCAATTTATTAACCATCAAAACAAGCTTGCTCCTGAAAATATTATCCTGCTTTAACTGATTCAATACTTTATCAATGTTCCCATCGATTCCATTAATCACAGTTTTTGCTATCTTCTGAAGCAATGCTTGTTTAACATCATTGTAAAAATATTCACTTGCAATTTCTTCACTTACAATTTTCTCAAAAATACTTTCAATTTCTTCTTGGTGCTGATTAATTATATTTTCAGCGTATTTTTTCAATGGTGAATTATAATTATCAGATAATGCTTTTTTCAATGATTCTCTGATAGTATCATTTACAGCATAACCGACTTCTTTTTCTAAACTTAATGGTAGTAAAGTCTTGTTTACTTTTTCATCCATTGCTTTAAATTTTGAATCCATTTCAGTTGATACAACTTTCTGCCATGTCTTAATATCGTTCATCAATATAAGCAAATCATTAACTGTCTTTTTCTCCTGTTCTGTCATATATTCCTCCATAAAATTATTCTACCGATGTCTTTTCCTCCTGTATTGGTTGAAAATTAATAAATGTTTCATCACAACCATTGCAATATTGAGTAGTTCTTGGAAATTTATTTTGAGAACATTTACTACAACTTTTTTCCATGCTTGGTTTTCCTTTGTATTTAGGACATTGAGAAATATAGTAACGTGAATATTTAAAACAACCCAAAAGATCATAATTTAATTTGTGTTCGCACTCATTGTTATAACACTTTGGCATGATTAGACCTCCTAGAAATTAATCCTTTAAATAATCTAATATTTCCCCAGTTGACATTATACCGGTATACATTTCGGCATTTGTGCTAGTAATAACGATCATTGTGTGTGGGCAGTGGTCTTTGGCTAAATATTTCATTTGAGTAAAGTTTGGGTATCTTTTTGTCCCACAATATTCTCCTCCGGTGTATTTATACAATTCATGAATTTTATCCCACCAAGCTATATATCTAAGTCCCATTTGATTCATATTGCATGCAATAAAATCTTTGTCATCAGGGGGCAGTCTATCATCCACACTAATCCACTGTGGAATCTGAGATTCGAGCCAATTAACATATACAACAGTAGGAATTCCATGGCAATCCATAGCATCGAAACCAAGGTATTCCTTTTCAAACCGTTCTTTCAATGTCATTTCACTCCTCCTCAAACAACTTAACTGAGTTTTTAAATATTCTTTGAAGTTGCGGACTTATCTTAAATCTTTCTGAATTTATCTCAATAGATTTCATCAAATCACCATTAGAATGTCTTAGAGTGGCCGCTTTCCAATCACAAAACATTTCCATTAAATCAATCATATTCATTTGATCCATATTCGGCTCTTCTTGAAATTGAGAATATCCACAACAACATCTTTCTGGTAAATTATCATATTCTCTAAAACAACCATTGCAGACAAACTTTTTAAAATGCTCTGGATGATGCCTATTTTCTTTATAATGATGATCCAAAGCAGGTTTCATTTCTTTCAGAAACTGTTTATACTCCTCGCTCCCATAAGTAGAATTTTTCAATTTCTCGGTGTAAATATTAAATGTTGATACTTCTGGTTCTACCAATTTAGAAGCATCGTGTAATCTTCCTCTTAATTCTAATTGATTAATTATTTTCCTTATCATCTTTTTAACATTATCAATATGTTTTAATGTTTCTAATCTCGCTTCGTTTTCTTCCATCTCACTCCTCCTTTGTGTGCTTATCATTTATATTGTTTAGAAATTCTTCATAGTTATCTAATGCAATTCTAAGATCTTTTATCTCTGAAAGTACTTCAATTTTATTATTTGATTCTGGCCTATCCGGGTGAAAATTCATCAAACCAAATCGCTTTATTTTTATAATGGCCTGTATTACTTCAGCGCATTCTTCAATTACTTTGTCATCATTATTGCCAATATTAACAAAATTAGAATTCATATTTGTTACCTCCATCGCTTTCTCTTTCTAAAACTATTCTCCAGGCTTTTTTCAAACAATCTGAAAAAGATTTTACTTGACTGATTGGGTTTTTCATAATTCCCCAAGCAATTTCCATTACTTCTTTTTGCCATCCCATACCTATTACCTCTCACTTTTTTGTTTTCCATAATTCATAATATATTGTTTGGCCTCTTCTTTATCTACATACATTCCATCCCAATCAAGATAAATTCCTTGTGGATGATTGCACTCGTCTATTAATTGGCAAATTATTTCTTTTTGTTCCGCAGTATCATTTTGTTGTGCAGCTCCAATTGTTGCACCTAAATCAAAATACTTTTTTAGGAGTTCTTTTTCTTTTTCGCTTACTGGTTTCCAGCCTTTTAAGGTTCCCCATTTCAAACAAATATAACTAGTTTCCATACCTATTACCTCTCTTCACATTGTTTGATTAATTGACAAACTTTATGAGTATCATATTCGCAACCAACGCAATAACCGTTATCACCGTTTAATGAAAATGATTGGGAACATTTAGGCATAATATTCTTCAATGCCTCAATCAACTTTGTTCGCTCTTCATAAATAGAAATATCTAATAATTTATAAATACTGTCTGCAAGTTCTTTTGCTGCATTTATGGTGAACTTATTAACAATTCTGTTATTAAGCTTCACACAAATAGGAAATTGCCCTTCTTGTTTAAACACATTCATAACTTACCATCCTTATTCACATTATTTAATAAAAATTTAATTCGCTCAGAATCACTATCAATTGCATTTTGTGTTTTGTTAGAAGCATCAATAAAAAACTCTCGCCTACAAATACGTTCTGATAAAAACATAACTTCATTTAAGACACTAAGTTTGGAATAAAATTCATAAATCAAATATTTGTAATCCATTTCATTCCATTTTTTATCTACATAGTCGTCATGAAGAGATTTTGTAAAAGCGTCTACAATTCCAAGATAATATTCAAAAATAGATTCATTCATATTATACCCATGAAGATATTCATTTTTGCACCTTTCTTTAATTTTTAAAACTTCTTTTACGAATGATCTTTTATCAGACTCTTTTATTGGAAATCTTTTATCTGGATATAGCTCATCAATATATTTTGCTAAACAAACTATATATTTAATTATTTCCTTCTCGCTCATAACTTACCATCCCCGGCCATTTTTGTAACATCAATTATTTTATAATTGTCCATTAATGAAACCAAGCTTTCTAGAGGTTCTTCTAGCATCATATCGTTAAGAACCTGGACAGGATCATCATTTTTAGACTCAATCATATGTTCATCAAGATCAAGGTTTCTTTGGTTAATTTCCATTGTCAAAGTAATTTTATATTTCATAACTTACCATCCTTTAATAATTCTAAATTTATGGCCTTGGAAGATTTTTTAATAATTGATATAACTAAATATTTCCTTCTTCTGATTTTTTGGATGATATGTATTCAACCACAAAGTAACAAATGGAATTCTAATTGAAATCTCAATTCCATCGTTGTAAGTATGAAATTCTAATAGTAATCCAATCGAAATACTAAATCTTAATGTTAACCACGCCGGAACACCCATAATATTTTCCCTCCTTTTATTTTCTACCAAGGTCATCCTTTAATAATTCTGGATTCTCATAAATGTTACCTATTACATTTCTAAAACATCCCACATCTTCCGCTACCCCTCCACCAAAATCCCATTGAGCGTTATAATCATTCCACTCAACAACTCCAATATGTTCGCCACCCCATTGCTCTGGCATAAAATCTAATATATCACCTTCATACACTTCTTTTCCAGAATGATCTAATTTCCCCGTGAATTGCATCAAAATAAATTGGTCAAAATCATCAGTTATTGTACTAACAGGGTCATTATCATCTTCCCATATAGTAACAAGTTCCTCCGGAAAATTAATCTGAACAGCTTTATGCATTTTATCTTCTACACGATCCCATACCCTAAATTTAATCTTTCTCATATCAAATACCTCTTAATATTTAGTTCTTGAATTAATTTTTTGTATTTTCTTATATTATTATAAGATATTTTATTTAAAAAATCAAGTTTTTTACTGAATTATTTCTCCATGTACTATATAAATATGAAGTTATCTGTATGTTATAATATCTTTGATGAGTTGGACTTACTTCTTTACTCTGTTCTACAAATACGAGAGCATGTTGATTTTATTCTAGTTAACTATCAAAATCAATCATATTTTGGTGAAAAATTAGAATCTTTTTCTAATGACATTAGAAAATTAAATGAATTAAAAAATAATGGGATGATAAACCACATTAATATATTTAATGTTGAGTACGCTGCAAAAAATATACCCGAAGCAAAAGAACTAGAAAAAAGAAAAAGAAATGAAGGAAGATTAATTTGTTTAGAAAAAGGATATGATTATTATTTAGATTGTGATTGTGATGAGTTTTATAAAAAAGAAGAATTTAATAGAGCTAAGAAATTCATCATTGATAACAAAATAGAATTTTCTGGGTGTCACTTTGTTAATTATCAAAATAAACCAATATTTAGATCGAAAAAAATTAGTGATGGTATAGTTCCATTTATTTGTAAATTAGATCAAAGATATGAACTAACAGGAGCTAAATTTCTTGGTTCTTGTGATCCAACACGAGGATATAATATAGTGAATGTTCCTGACTTTAAGAAAAAGTTATTTTTTCCAAATGATTTACTCATGCACCATATGACAGGAGTACGAAAAGACCTTTATAAAAAATTTAAGTATACTTCTTTAGCAGCCTTAGATAAATCTAGAATTAATGAAGCAGTTCAAACTATTCTTTCTATAAATAAAAACAATCTTTTTATAAATTCTGATTTCAACTTTATTGATAAAGAGTTTGATATAATAGAAAATTATTTTAATATAAATTTTTAACCAACATCTTTTTTATTAACTATATTAATATATAATTTTTTTATTTTATTATTATAAGGATCATTGATGAAGCTTGGTGTATCATATTCTATATTTGAAGGAACAGAATTATTAGAGTATTCTATTAAACAAATTAGAGAGTATGTTGATTTTATTGTCCTTAACTATCAAAGTTTTTCTTGGTATGGTTTACCGATTCAAAAAGAAGATTTAAATAACATTATAAGATTAAAAAATAATAAATTAGTGGATGAATTAAATTGTTTTACTATTCAAACTTATGCAAAAAATAGCCAGGAAGCTAGATTATTAGAAAAACAAAAAAGAAATATTGGAAGAAATATTTGTTATGAAAGTGGTTGTAACTATTTTTTGGATATAGATGTTGATGAATTTTACAAAAAAGAAGAATTTTTATCAGCAAAAAATAATATTAGAACTAATGGATTTAACTATTCAGTTGTACACTATGTAAACTATTATAAGTTACCTACTTATCAAGCTATAAATAAAACTAATTTGCAAGTTCCATTTATTTGCAAGTTAGATCCTCAAAAACAAATTGGCGAGGGCCATGGAAAATTTGTTATTAATAGTAAATTTGTTGCCGAAGATTTGACTCGTGGTTATGATACTCAAAACGATCTTGATGCAAAAGGTATTATTTTTGAAAAAGAAAAAATTTTAATGCATCATATGACCGGGGTTAGAAGTAATATTGATTTAAAATTTAAAACTACTTCAGGAACAAAAATTAATAACGAGCAAAAAGTGATAAATGATATAAAAAATATAAATAATTCTAATCTTAAATTGGACTCTAGACCTTTATACAGAACTGAAGAAGATATAAAAATAGTTCCAAATTATTTTGATATTCCCTTAGAACTATTTAAAATTTAATAAAAGAAAAGGAATTTTAATTGATTAAAGCTATTTTCTTTGATTTAGATGGTGTACTTATAGATATGGTGGAAAATCACTATAAAGCATTAAATATGGCCTTAAAAGAAATATGCAATTATGAAATTACTAATGAAGAACATATAAAATATTATAATGGAATTTCTACTGAAGCAAAATTGAAAATGTTAATTAATAGAGGTATAGTAGATAAAAAGGATTATGCTATAATTTGGGCATCAAAACAAAAATATACATCAGATTTAATAGACTCTTTTAAAGAAGATGAAGTTAAAATAGACATGTGCAAGAAATTAAAAGATAAAGATCATTATAAGTTAGCATGTATCTCAAACTCAATTAAAAATTCTACTAATAAGATGTGTAATCAAATTGGCATCTTTAATTATCTAGATCTAATTCTAGGTAATGAGGATTTTAAAGAAAAAATAAAACCAGATCCTTATCCCTATCAATTAGGATTTCAATATTTTAATTTATTACCTAAAGAGTGTGTTATTGTTGAAGATAGCCCTAAAGGTTTACAATCTGCTTATGCTAGTAATGCAAATGTACTAAAAGTTAAAGATCCAACTGAAGTTACTTATGAAAATATAATGAGATTTATAAATGAACTTAGAAAATAAAAAAATTGCAATTTTAAAATGTCCATCAAATTTAAATTTAGGAAATGAATTTATTGATAATGGTGGGATTTATTTATTAAAAGATATATTCAAAGATAACTATTGTATAGAAGATTTTGAAGTTCTAGACACTTCACAAGATAATGGCGTAATAAATAATATTAATATTTTAGATTATTTAGAAACATTTGAATATCTATTTATTTTGTCCGGGTCTCTTATATCTGACGAAGGATTCTTAATTTTAAAAAAAATATTAAATATAAAAGGTCCTAAAAAAATTTTATTAGGGATTGGATGCTATAGATATAATAAAAAAGAACAAATGATATGTAAATTTTTAGAAAAGAAATATGATTATATATTTACAAGAGATAATTTAACTTTTTCATATTTTGAGAATAAAAAAAATAATGTATTTTTAAGTATAGATTTAGCTTTTTATCTAAATAATTATGTTAGTAAAATTAATAATAATAATAATAATAATAAATATGCTGTTATAAATATAGGAGATATACCTGATTGTTTGTCACAGATTAAAAAAGAGTTAAATGAATTAAAGGAGAAATATAAATATGTTTATATTGTTGAAAACACATCATACAGATGTACTTTAAAAGATTTTAAATATGATGAAGAATTATATAACCATTATGTTTTTTATACTTTCTGGGAAAGTTTATATAGATTATATCAAAATGCTGATTATGTAGTTACTATGCGCATTCATACTTCTATTGTGTGTTTATCAAATAATATTAAATTTAAATATGTTGGAAATGATGAAGGCGGGAAAATTGGAAGAAATGTTCTTTTTAATAAATTTATAAAATTAGAAAAAAATAAAGAATATTATTTAACTAATAAAATAGAAGAAATAGAAGAAGAAAAAACAAGATTTAAAGAATTACTGAAAAAAATTTTATTATAAAAAGGATAGATATGAAAATAATAACAGCGATACTTAGCTATAATATGCCATCTATTACAGATTCATTACATAAACAATTACTATCATTAATTAAATTTCCAAATAATGAATTTATAGTTTTTGATAATGGGTCAGATAATGATAAAGTTGCAAATTGTACAACCCATAGAATAGATAAAAACACAAGACTAACTGGTGGAATGAATAATATACTAAAAATAGCAAAAGAAAAAAATGCTGATTTTTTATGGCTTTGTACTAATGATATAAGTGTATTTTCTACTAAAGATCCTATTGAAAACATGATTAAAATTTTTAAAGAAAATAATTCTATTGGAATTATACATCCTTCTTTAAAAAAAGAACCTGTAAAAAATTATGCGTATCCTTGGATGTGCAAAAATATAACAAAAATACAAGAAGGTTATACAATAGGTCATATTACTTATGATATAATAAGTCCCATGTTTAAAAAAGAATGTTTAGATTTGTTTAATTGGGAATTTGATAAAAGATTTGAATATGGTTGGGGAATAGATTGGGATAGTGCTTATATTTGTAGAAAAAATAACTATAAAATTGCAATTGATTTTAACATTGAAATAGAACATCAAACGTCTATTACTTATGATTCAGGCAACGATAAAGAATTTAGAAATCGTCAAGATTATTATAAGAAAGCTAGCGAAAATATGAATAAGATAATGATAGAAAAATACGGAACTAATTGGAAAAAAGTTTTAAACATAGAATAAATAAATAAAAAAATAAGGAGAAATTAATTGAATAAAAAAATAAATATAACAATACCTGTTGGACCAGGAAATCCAATACATGATTCTCCTAAAAATGATATATTGGAATTTACATTATTAAATATACAAGAACAAACAATAAGAAATGATATTGAGTTAGTATGTGCTATTGATAGTGATTTAAAGGAAGAAAAAATAAAAATAATTGAAAAATACGCTGATAAAATAAAAGTATTTGGAACTTACTCTTACCATAGACCCGGAGGAATTTGGCTAAAAATTTGGGAATGTTGGAAAGAATCAGAATGTGAATATGTAAGTTGGCAAGGATATGATGACTACTCTGATAAAAATCGATTTAAATTTCAATATGAAACTTTATTAAATTCAGCAAGTACAAAACATGCTTGTTTTTGTTCTTGCTATAGTAATTCATTTGGCAATATATCAAAAGTACATGATGGAAACATAGACTTTAGAAGTACTGTAGGAAATCATCCTCTATTTATGGGGGCTTATCTTATAAATAAAAATTATATTTTAAATTCAGGATTAGATGAATATAAATATAAATGGAGTGCTTATTTTGAAGGATTACTAAACTTATATATACTGAAGGGTGGAAAACCTTGTGTTTCTTCAGAAGCTATTTTTTATTATAGAGAACATCCTTCAATGCTATCCTTTAATGTTCAAGAGGAACAGGAATGGGTACAAAAAGCAAGAAAAGAAACTAATTATACTTGTAATGAAGTTTTAAATGATTTACATTCAATTCCTTATGATAATTTAATATCAGACTTAAACAAAAAAGAAGATCTAGGAAAAGAGAAAGGAAAAATTAGTTGGTTATTTGAAAGATGAGTATTTATTAGTATACATACATAACATAATATGGGAATAATTTAAAGGAAAAAAAAACAAATGTCAATTAAAATTGCTTTATTATTTTCTGGACATTTAAGATCATTTGAAAAAACTTATATTAGCTTTTTAGAGAATTTTAGTCATCTTAATGATATAGATATTTTTTGTCATACTTGGAATACTTTAGGACATAATGATAAGGTCTGGTGGAATAATAATGGGGATAGTATTTATAATAAAAAATTAAATGAAGTACATTTACAAAATCTAAGAAACTTCTATAATCCCAAAAAAATAAAAATTGATAATTCGATAAATTTTGTATCAGAGAATGATGAATATAACAATAAATATGTTGGTTATAATGCTTTAAAAAATCAATGGGAAGGATTGTATAGAGTTAATCAACTTAGACTTGATTATGAAAATGAAACTAATAAAAAATATGATTGTGTTATAAGGTCTAGATACGATATTAAATATCAAGAAACATTTTTCAATGAACATTTAATAAAAAAATGTTTAGATAAATATAAATTTAATTTTTTATATTCTTATACAGATAAAAAAGAAGATTTGTATAGTGATTCATTTTATTTTTCATGTCCTTATTATTTTGATAATTTAATAAATAATATGTATGACAAAGTTGATAAGTTTATATATGCCTCTATAAATAAATTCAAGGTAATTGAAGGAGAAGCTACCATAACTGAATTTTTAAGAAAAAATTTTGAAAATGAGAATGATTATAATAGATTTAGATATAAATGTAGTATCTTACGACTAGATGGAAGAGAACTTCCTTTATATTTTGATTAATATAATAAACAAACAAACAAACAAAAGAAAGGTAACTACTTATGGATAAATTGGTAGCTTTATACAAAACATTTAGTGGTCATGAATTTCTAAAGCAATCAATAGAATCAATATATGATTATTGTAATAAAATTATTTTTGTTAATTCTGATATTTCTTGGAATGGGGATACAGGTAATACAGTAATCCCAATCTTAGAGCAATGGAAAAAATTATATGATGTTAATAACAAAATTGTCAGTATAAATGGTTCATGGACTTCACAAGAAGAACAATACAATATTGGTTTTAATTTTATTAAAAAGAATTTTAAAGAAATTCCATTTATATTATTAATTGACAGTGATGAAGTATATGAAAAAATATATTTGGATAAATTGTTGGGATATTTAAATTGCTCAGAAAATAAAGATTATGATAGATTTACTTGTAGAATGTTTACATATATAAAATATGTAAATTGGCAAATTTATCCGATTGAACCTTGTTGCCCTACAATTGTTGTAAAAAACAATCTTAAAAATTATATAGGAGTAAGAGGTGATGGGCTAGAAAAAAGAAAGCATTTTGACGATATTTATTTTCATCATTACTGTTATGTTAGAGACTCAGAGGACTCAATAAAAAGAAAATTTTTCAATTCTCAAATTGGAGATAAAAATCCTAGTAACGATTGGGATAATTGGTATGAGAATAAATGGCTAAAATTACCTGAGGTAGAAGATTTTCATCCTACAAAAGGAAGAGAATATTGTTGGAAAAAAATTATAATTATTTAAAGGAACTTAACTATGATTTCAATCGTTATTGGACACAAACAAAATTCAGAAGAAAGAAAAGATAATTTAAAATTTTTAATTAATTATTATAATAATATGTTAATTAAGGAAAAGATAGAATTTGAAATTCTTATTGTCGAACAAGATGTATCTTCAAAAATAGATTTTCCGATAAAAAATGGAAGAGTATTTTTTTGTTATAACAACGGAGAATATAATAGAGCCTGGTCTTTAAACATAGGGGTTGTAAATTCTAAATATGATTCTGTTTTATGTCTAGACAATGATATCATCTTACCATTAGATACTTTTTTAAATGGACTAGATCAAATAAATAAGAATAAAAATATATATGTTCCCTATGAATATTTTTTAGACATGAACAAAGATGTAACAAGCTCTTTTAAACAAAATTTAGATTTTAACTATTTAAAGTCAGAGTTAAGAAAAGGAATTACAGACAGGTATAATTGGGTTTCTTCAGATAATCAATATAAGTTTGGAGGATGTTTCTTCACAAATAAAAATTTTTATGTCTCAATATCAGGCATGGATGAAAATTGTAGAGGTTGGGGAGCAGAGGACGAAGCTTTCTTTTTTAAATATAGCAAGGTACTGGAGCACTACAAGAAAGACTGGAAGCCTAGGAGTAAGACTCACGAGATATATCATTTATATCATGATAGAATTAACATGGCTTGGGTAGGACAACAAGAATTCTATAAAAAAAATGTTAGTATAATGGAAAAAATAAGAAATATGTCTTATGATAACTTAATGCTATATATAACAGAACAAAAAAAAGATTTTGGTAACATCTACAAATATAGATAAATAGACAAATAGATAAAATATTGTTAAGGATAGTCAATTAAAATGGTTCAAGGTAAAAAAATTGGTATTGCTATATCATCATACATATGTACCATGGAATGTTTAAGAATTCTCAAGTCATGCTTGGCTTCTTTATTACAAACTTCAACATTAATAGACAAGATAATACTTATAGATGACTGTTCAACTTTAACGGAAACTTTTGACTTATATGACCAATTAAAAAATAATAGATTAACTATTATAAGGAATAGTATAAATAAAGGTATATCTTCGGTTAAAAATCAATCGTTACTTTTTTTAAAGGATTATGATATTATAATATTGTCAGATTGTGATAATTATTTTTACAAAAATTGGGACTTTTTCTATATCCATAATTTTTTAAGAACAAATATCAAAAATGTAAATAATAGTAATATTTTTAATACAGATAATCCAATTAAAAAATATACAATTAATGATATTGAAATTGGTGTTCATCAAAAATTTCAAGGCAACTTTATTGTTATCGACAAAGATATTCTGGATAATGTAGGAGGTTTTCCTTTATTACCTGAAAAATACGGATTAGAACATTATAATTGGCAAACTAGAATAAATATGTTCTTAAAAAGAGAAAATTATTCCTATGATTTTATTGGAGGAAATAATTTTATTAAAAATAATCATACTAACATTACTTTTGCAAATAAATTAACAAAAGATGAGATGAGTTTACGAAATAAAAAAGCATCTGACTATATTTTAGAGAATAAAATAATAAAATTGGAGCTAAGAATGGGAAATATTACAGATGAGATAATTAAAAATTGTTGTATAATAATTCCCCATAGAGTTTCTACTTTAGATCGAGAAGATAATCTAAGAACAATTATAAATTTTTATAATAAACTTTATAAGAGTATTGAAATAATATTAGTTGAAGAGGATATTGAAACTAAAACTAAATTTAATAATGATCCTAGAATAAAATATATTTTTGCATATAACAAATATGGTTTTAATAGAAGTTGGGCCTTTAATATAGGGGCAAAGAGAACAAAAAAAGATATTTTAATATGTTTGGATAACGATGTTATCTTAGAAAAAGAGGGATTAGAAAAATGTGTCTCCGATATTTTAGACTATAATGTAGATTTTTGCACTCCTTATGAGATATTTTGGAATATAAACAAGGAGGAAACGGATCTTTTTAAGAATTGTTTTAATTTTAATATTCTTAAAAATTTAAAAAAGAGATATTCTGAAGGAAATGTTAATCAATATGGAGGGAGCATAATTTGTAGGAAAGAATCTTTTTTGTCTATTGGAGGATTTAATGAGATTTTTAGAGGATGGGGAGGAGAGGATGATGAATTTGTTTATAGAATAAAAAAAGTAGAGGCCATAAAATTTTATAAACTATATAATTATAAATTATTACATTTATTTCATAATAAAACTTTAGATTGTACTTCACAACAACCATTTTATCAAAATAATGTTGATACTCTGACAAAAATAAGTAGAATGGATTCTAAAGAAATTTTAAGTTTGTGTGAAGAATTAAAAAAAGACTTTGGTAATCTAGATAAATACATAGGAGAACATTAGTTATGGATTCAGATAATAAATATACTATAATGCAAAGAACATACTATGAAAATACAGCACATTTAATGGCAGAAACTAATCATATGGCGCATAATTCAAATCCAAATTTGTGGTTTATTTTATTTAAAGATTGTGTTAATTTTGAAAAAAATTCTAATAAAATAGCTTTTGAGTTTGGTTGCGGGTGCGGAAGAAATATTGCTAATCTATTAAGAATGAACTTTAAACAAGTTGATGGTTGCGACATTTCTTTAAAAAATATTAAAAATGCAAAAAAATATCTCATTGATGAATTCAACGATATTGATAAATCAAAATTATATGTCACAAATGGTATTGAATTAAATGGAGTAGATAGCAATAAATATGACTATATCATAAGCACTATTGTGCTACAACATATAGCAGTATATGAAATAAGATATAATATCTTGAAAGAAATATACAGAATAATGAAAAAAGATGGGATATTCAGTTTTCAAATGGGCTTCGATTATCATACTCATGACATCTATAAAATAGAATATACTGATAATTTTTATGAAGCCGAGGGTACTAATGGATATTTTGATGTAATAGTAACGAACCCAGATCAAATTATCAACGATCTAAGAGAAATAGGTTTTAAGAATATTTCCTATGAAATTAATGAGCCATTTTGTGATAATCATCATAAATGGATTTATGTTAGGTGTGTAAAATAATGAAAAAAATTAATATTGTAATTCCAATGGCTGGAGCTGGGAAAAGATTTAAAGACGCTGGCTATAGAGATCCAAAACCTTTCATTGATGTTTTTAGCAAGCCTATGATTCAATGGGTAATTGAAAATCTAAATTCCATGAATAGACAAATAAATTTTATCTTTGTTTGTAATAAGGAACATTTGGATCAATATAATTTTGAAAAACTATTGTATGTTTTGAGCACAGAATACTCATTTGAATATAAAATTCTTTCAATTGATTATCTGACAGAAGGTGCATTATGCACATGTTTACAGGCAAGAAATATTATTGATTCGGAAGATGAACTTTTAATTGCTAACTCAGATCAGTATCTTGACATGACATTTTATGATTTTATAAAGATAATAGATAATTACAAAAATGATGGGGCTATTATATCTTTTATCTCTAATAATCCGAAGTGGTCATTTGTTAAAGTAAATGATGAAGGTTATGTAACTCAAGTAAAGGAGAAAGAAGTTATAAGTGATATAGCTACATGTGGTATATATTACTTTAAAAAGGGATCTGAGTTCATAAAAGCTGCTGATGATATAATTCATAAAAATATAAGAGTAAATAACGAGTTCTACGTTGCCCCTGTGTACAATGAACTAATTCATGGTATGAACAAGAAGATATTAAATTATATGATCCCAGTACAAGTAATGTGGGGTTTAGGTATTCCTGAAGATTTAAAAAAATTTATTATATATTGGGAAGATAAACGAGATTAAAAGAATCTGATGAGAGTTTAATTTAATGCAAAAAAATATAAAAACTGCTATAATTATAATAAATTATAATTTGAAAGAGATGACTGAAAATTTATGTAAAAAGATTTATACATATTCTAAATGTAATTTTAAGTTATTAATTGTTGAAACTGGAAGTAGGAAGGAGAATTTAACTTCATATCCTACATTATGGCTTCCTGATGGAGTTAGAGCATGTAGAGGATTTAAAAAAGGATGGGAATACTTAAAATGGATGGAACAATATAACAATGAATATTATGATTCTATTTTTTGTTGTGTTAATGATGCTATTTTTAATAATGAAGATTTTTTAAGTCCCTTAGCAAATTTTATAAGAGATAACGAAGATTGCGGGATGATACATCCTTATTTTACGGAAAACTCACATTCTAATCAATTAAAAAAAGAAGATGGATCGGCAAGAAAAGAATCTTTTTGTGAGTTTGTAGCCCCAATGTTTTCAAGAAAAGCTATAGAATTAAATTTATTTAATGAGGATTTTTTCTATTTTTGGGGAGTTGACTATGAAATTCCATACATTCTCCATAAAAATAATTTAAATGTATATGTATCTAATGAGGTATGTGTTGAACATCATCCCTCTACTACTACTTTATCTGGGAAAGATAATCTATTTAAAACTAAGCAAGATCAATTTAATATATCAAGAAAAAATATGATCGAGGGATTAGAAAAAAAATATGGGGTAAACTGGGGTGATTTATTTTTAAATCAAATACCTAAAGATGTAAATTCAAACTCATTTTTAGATTGGGTTACTAATAATGGAGATTATAAATTTAATGGAAATTGTTGAGTTTAATGATTATAAAGAACATGACTCTAAGCTAATACCAGGAAGTTTCAATAGTTTGAAAAATTATTTTAAATCAAATAATAATTTAATATGCTATAATTTAAAAGATTTCACCAAAGGATGGATCATAGGAGATTTTGAACCTACAATATTTGGTACTAAAGATTTTGAGATATCTATAAAATATTATAATAAAAATGATTTTGAGAATGAACATTATCATAAGATAGCAAAAGAATGGACTTGTGTTCTTAATGGAAAAGTACAGTTTAATAATCAAATATTTGAGAAAGATTCTATAATATTAGTAAATCCCTATCAAAAAATAAAATTTAAAGCATTGGAAAATAGTACCACTGTAGTAATAAAAATTCCTTCTGTTAAAGGAGATAAATATATTATATGATAAAAATTACTAAATATAAACATCGTGCCAACAATCCTTTAGACCCATACAAGTATAAAGCTTTAGAGATTGATGTAAAATCAGATGGAAATAAGATAGTTCTAGGTCATAATTACAATGAGATTACTTGTTCATTAATTGAATTTTTAGA